ATCTAACAGCATATGTTCCATCATCTCTGATAGTTGTAATACCAGGAAGATTAAGTGCATCTACCTCTTGTGCGATTACACCAACTTCACTACCCTCTTTACCAGATGCAGCGTTCCAATCAAATGTGTTACCACTAATTGATTTAACTTTATCTAGTGCTTGTTTAATTGGTGAAATGTTATCCTTTAACCTCTTATCAGAAGTTGCAAAGGCAATCACATCTCCACCTACAAACCTACCTTCACCCTGAACTGTTATACCATCCTCAGTAGTTTCAAATTTCTTTGCAGCACTTCCTGCTGATGCACTATTATGATAAAGAGTAACTGGACCTACAGTATTAAAATCAGCACATATATCATTATTATTTCCTGATTCCTTAGTAATTATAACATTAGCTGCACTCTGTAAATAAAGTGATCCAGTTCCTTCTTCTCTTATAATAGAATTTGAACCATCATGTTTGATGATTAAATCAGGATCACTAACAGTATTTCCTAAAGTTAGTGCTACATTATCATTTAAATGAAGAGGTGTAGCAGAACCAGGTATTGTAATATCCGTTATTGCAGATCCATCACCATAGAGCTTAC